ATAGCTCGGCGATTATTAAGAGAGAATGGTGGAAGGTATGGGAGAATGAAGATCCGCCGCACTGCGAGTTTACGATCCAGGCATGGGATACGGCGCACGAGAAAAAGACGGTTAATGACTATTCTGCGTGCACGACGTGGGGGGTGTTCTACGACGAGGAGGATCACAACCTACCCAACATTATTTTGTTATCTGCCTTTAAAGAGCGCTTGGAGTTCCCGGAACTCAAGGCGAAAGCGTACGAACACTACATGGATTATGAACCGGATGCTTTCCTCATTGAGAAAAAGGCGGCAGGCGCACCGCTGATCCAAGAGCTACGTAGGATGGGTATTCCAGTATCCGAGTACAGTCCAGGCAAAGGACAGGATAAAATATCTAGGCTAAATAGTGTCGCAGACATCTTCGCAAGTGGTAAAGTATGGGCACCGGCTACAAGATGGGCAGAAGAGCTAGTTGATGAAGTTGCTGCGTTTCCTTCGGGCGAGCATGATGACTTAGTGGACTCGATGACTTTGGCATTAATGCGGTATCGGCAGGGTGGTTTTTTACGGTTACCAAGCGATGAACCGGAAGATATTAAATATTTTAAATCCAGCCGTAATGCTGGGTACTACAACGTATAGGTGAATTATGGGAATGGAAAAAGGTTTATACGCAGCCCCGACTGGGATTGACGAAGAAGCGGCTGATATGCCGGAGATCGAGATTGAGATCGAGGACCCTGAAGCGGTTCGCATTGGTGTCGATGGTCAACCTATTCTTGAGATTGAAGAAGACGAGAGTGACGACGAGTTTAACGAGAACTTAGCTGAAGGCATGTCTGAGGGCGCACTGCAAGAATTAGCCAGTGACTTAACAGCTTTGTTTGATGCAGACGTTGGTGCTCGCAAAGACTGGGTTGATACTTATGTTGAAGGTCTAAAGTTACTCGGTTTGAAACTCGAAGAGCGTATTGAGCCTTGGGCTGGTGCTTGTGGTGTATTCCACCCGATGTTGACTGAATCAGTAGTGCGCTTCCAGTCCGAAGCGATTATGGAGACATTCCCAGCAGCAGGTCCTGTACGTACTCAGATTATTGGTAAAGAGACACCAGATAAGAAAAACTCTGCTTTGCGTGTTGAGCAGGACATGAACTACAAGCTCACAGATACTATGACTGAGTATCGCCCTGAGCATGAGAAGTTATTATGGGCGTTGCCACTTGCTGGTTCAGCGTTCAAAAAAGTTTACTACGATCCATCATTGGGTCGTCAAGTAGCGATGTTTATCCCAGCCGAAGACATGATTGTCCCTTACGGCGCAGCTAACTTGGAAACCGCTGATCGTGTAACCCACGTGATGCGGAAAACCAAGAATGAGATTAAAAAGCTCCAAGCTGCTGGGTTCTACCGTGATGTAGACCTGGGTGACCCTGTATTAGTTCTTGATGATATTGAGAAGAAAAAGGCGGAAGACAACGGATATACTGCGTCTAGTGATGACCGCTTCCGCATTCTTGAGATGCACATTAACTACCAGATGCCTGGTTACGAAGATGAAGACGACATTGGCTTGCCGTATGTAGTGACTATTGAGAAGGGCACTAATACTATTTTGGCAATCCGCCGCAACTGGTACGAGGAAGATGCGCTCAAGTTAAAGCGTAACCACTTTGTTCATTATCAATACATTCCAGGATTTGGCTTCTATGGCTATGGTCTCATTCACCTCATCGGTGGCTACGCACGCAGTGCGACTAGTATTATTCGCCAGCTTGTTGATGCTGGCACTTTGGCTAATCTTCCCGGAGGACTCAAGTCACGTGGCCTCAGAGTCAAAGGCGACGACACCCCCATTGCCCCAGGAGAGTTCAGAGACGTTGATGTACCGTCGGGTTCTATTAAGGACAATATTCTACCCCTCCCATACAAAGAGCCAAGCCAGACACTGTTCCAGTTACTAGGTCAGATCATTGCTGAAGGTCGTGCGTTCGCAACTGCGGGTGACACTAAGATTTCTGACATGTCGGCTAACGCCCCTGTTGGTACAACCTTGGCAATCTTGGAGCGTACGCTCAAGGTAATGTCTGCAGTTCAGGCACGTCTGCACTATGCGATGAAGTCTGAGTTCAAGTTACTCAAGCACATTATTGCTGACTACACACCAGAGGAGTACACATATGAGCCGGAAGAGGGTTCACGTTGGGCGAAGAAGTCGGACTACGATGCCGTTGACGTTATCCCGGTCAGTGATCCTAATGCAGCTACTATGGCGCAAAAGATCGTCCAATACCAAGCTGTACTCCAGTTGGCTCAGACGGCACCGCAACTCTATAACTTGCCGTTATTACACCGCCAAATGGTGGAGGTCCTAGGAGTTAAGAACGCTAACAAGTTGATTCCTATGGAAGAAGACATGAAGCCGACTGACCCAGTTACTGAGAATCAAAACATTCTCAAGAACAAACCAGTCAAGGCGTTCATCGAGCAAAATCACCAGGCGCATATTGCAGTGCATATGTCAGCTATGCAGGATCCAAAGATTCAAGCCATTATTGGTCAGAACCCACAGTTGGCTCAAGCTCTCCAAGCAGCTATGTTGGCGCACGTCAATGAGCACGTTGGCTTCGAGTATCGTCGTCAGGTAGAACAAGCGATGGGTATGCCGTTGCCAATGGTAGTAGAAGGCGAAGATCCACCACTCATGTCTCCAGAAGTAGCAGACCGTGTGGCTCAGTTGGCTGCTCAAGCATCACAACAATTGCTTGGTCAGAACCAACAACAAGCTGCTCAGCAACAAGCACAACAGCAAGCACAAGATCCATTGATCCAGTTGCAAGCTCAAGAGTTACAGCTTAAAGCTAAAGACATCAGTATTAAAGAGAAGAAACTGGCTGTGGACGCTGCTGCTAAAGCTGACCAGTTACAAGTTGAACGTGACCGCATCGCTTCCCAAGAGAAGATTGCTGGTATGAACGTTGGCGCTAAAGTTCAGAACGATAAAGCCCAGCTTCACGCTAAGCAAAGTCTTGAAGGAGCACGCATCGGTGTGGACATTGCGAAGTCAAAAGAGCAAAATGCGCTCGCTCGTGAGCACAGACAGAAAGCAAAGAAAGAGGAGAATAGGTGAAAGAACTTGATTATTTAATCAACGAATTTAAAGAACAGATTTCCACTCAAATACAGTTTTTATCGACGGGACGTCCTGCCAACATGGAGGAGTACCGTCAAGTGGTTGGCGCTATCCGGGGTCTAGAGTCAGCCATTCAAATAACCAAAGACCTCGTGCAACGATTGGAGAACTCTGATGAGTCTTGATTTAAATAAAGCGGTCGATTTGTCTGCCCTACTCGACAAGGAAGCCGAAGAAAAGGGTAAGCAATTACCTGACCCAGTTGGATACCATATCCTCTGTGCAATACCAGAAGCAGAAAAGAATTTCGACGGAAGTGAAATTGTGAAGTCGGATGAAACAATGCGTGTAGAAGAAGTATTGACTACCGTGTTATTCGTAGTAAAACTAGGTCCGGAGTGCTATTCGGACAAAACCCGTTTTCCTAATGGGCCTTGGTGCAAACAGGGAGATTTTATCCTTGTAAGACCAAACTCAGGTTCCCGCTTACTCATTCATGGTCGTGAATTTAGACTCATTAATGATGACGTTGTGGAAGCTGTTGTACAAGACCCACGTGGTATTAAACGTGCATAAGGAGCTATAAATGTCAGAAAATAACCTAGAGTTAGAAGAATACACGTTCCCCGATGAAGAACCTAAGGGTAAACCCGCAGAAGCAGTAGAAGCGGCAGCCCCTGAAATTGAAATCGAGGACGACACCCCCGAAAAGGACAGAGGCTTTAAAGCAGCCGAACCTCCTGAGGAAGTTGATGAAGACGAACTAGGCCAGTATGATGCCAAAGTTCAGAAACGCATCAAGAAGTTTACTCGTGGATACCACGATGAACGCCGTGCTAAAGAAGCAGCTATGCGTGAGAAAGAAGAAGCTATTAAGTTAGCCGAATCAATCATTGCGGAAAACAAGCGACTTCAAGAACAGCTCGAAGAAGGCAGCAAGGTATATATTGAACAGGGTAAAACCTCAGCTCAGTATGAACTTGAAGCAGCTAAGCGTGCTTTTAAAGAGGCTTATGATGCTGGCGACGCTGAATTATTGGCAGATGCACAGCAACGTATCTCGCAAGCAACGTTGAAGATGGATAAGGCTGATTCACTAAAGCCCTTGCAAGCTAAAGAAATTGATGTACAGTTAACAAAAGAGCCGGAGCAACCACAGCTCGATCCCAAAACCGCTGAGTGGCTAGATGAAAACCCTTGGTATGGTGATGACGACGAGATGAGTGCTACTGCTCTTGGGCTGCATAAGAAGCTAGAAAAAGAGTTTGGAAAAAGTTATATTGGCTCAGATGCCTATTTCAAACGAATTGATGCTACAATGCGCAAAAGATACCCCGAGTATTTCGATACAGGGAGCGAAGTAGAAGAAACAAAACCGGCAGAAGAGGAAACTCAAAGCCGTGCTAAGCCGGCGTCAAATGTGGTCGCACCAGCGACTCGCAGTGTTGCGCCATCAAAGATTAAGTTGACAAAGACCCAAGTAGCTATCGCCAAACGGTTGGGAGTCCCCCTTGATCTATACGCCAAAAAGGTTGCTGAACAAATGAACGGAGCACAATAATGGAACAAAATCGTAAACCACGTAGTATTGAAACTCGTGTACAGGCAGAGCGCCCTAAGCAGTGGACGCAGCCTGAGCTATTGCCTGAACCAGACAAACAGCCCGGTTTTTCTTATCGTTGGGTCCGTGTTGCTACTAACAACCAAGCTGATCCTCGTAATCTTTCCGCTAAATTGCGTGAAGGTTGGGAGCCAGTCAAGATTGAAGAGCAACCCCAGTTTCAACTGCTAGTTGATCCCAATAGTCGTTTTAAAGACAACATTGAGATCGGCGGGTTATTGCTTTGCAAGACTCCAACCGAGTTCGTAGAACAGCGTAACAAATATTACGCTCAACAAAGCGAATCTCAGTCAGAGGCTGTAGACAATAGCTTGATGCGTCAAAGCGACCCACGTATGCCTCTTTTCTCTGAGAAGAAGTCATCGTCTAGCTTTGGCAAAGGTAGTTAATTTTTCATTAATCAAGGAGATTTAAATGGCTTATCCAACCGTTTCCGCTCCGTATGGTTTAGAACCCCTTAACCGTGTAGACTTTATGCCTTACGCTGGTGCAACTCGCTTAATGGCGATTGGCTCAAACGTAAGTACTGCAATCTACCACGGTGACATCGTTCTACTCAATGCGGGTTACATTCAAAAATCAACTGTAACTACTGATTCCACCACTGCGTTAGCTAACTCTACGTATGGTGTATTCATGGGTTGTCAGTACGTTAACACTCAAGGCCAGACAGTTCAGGCTCAGTATTTCCCAGGAAATGCTTCTGCTACTTCTGCTGTTGCTTATATTGTTGACGATTCAATGGCTGCATTTAAAGTAGCGTTGACAACTAATGCTAGTAACGCAATTGCGAATACTACTGCAGCTGTTGTTGGTGTTAACTTGGCAGTTCGTCAAGGTACTGGTTCTACAACTACTGGTGACTCACAAGTTTCCGCAGTTGCTCCTTCTGCTAACGCAGGTAACGCAGCAGCATTGCCGTTACGTGTTATCGCAGTTGTTCCAGAAACAGCTATCAACTCTACAGCCTTCACAGAAGTTATCGT